GGCTTTACGGCAGGCGTGGTCTTCATGATCCTGCTGGTCTGCCGCATCACAAGAGACAATTACAGATGACGATCAGAGTCAATCAGAGTCGATCCGAGGGGAACCATTACTCTTCTTTATCGGAGGTGACCAGATGACAGCAAAGGAATATCTGAGCCAGGCGTTCTGGGTGGATGTCGGCATCGGCAGCAAACTTGACCAGCTCGACAGGCTGAACGCACTGGCAACAAAAGCAACGACAACATTCAGCGAAGTGCCGTTCTCCGGCACACCTGATCCCCACAGGCGTGAGGACATCATCGTAAAGATCATAGACCTGGAAGACCGCATCAAGGATGAGATGAGAAGACTCGTGGATCTGAAGGAGGAGATCATGACAAAGATCAGTGCCGTTGAGGATCCGGAGCAGCGGTACCTTCTGGAGAAACGCTACCTTGAGTTCAAGAAGTGGGAGGACATCGCGGACGAGATGTACAGGAGCCTGCGTTCCATCTACCGCCTTCACGGCGAAGCACTGAAAAACATCCGTGTGGAATAAGGTTGGCAGTCTGTGTCACTACTATGCATGCGGCCTCTATGATATAGTGTATGGTGAGAGAAGTGAAAAGAAGACACGGACGCGCGAAGCCCCGGAAGGATAAAACCTTTCGGGGTTTTCTTATGTCCGGAAAGGAGAGAGCGATGCCGAGGAAACCAAAGCATCCGTGTGCACATCCCGGATGCCCGGAGCTGGTGGAGCCGGGGCAGAGGTACTGCGTAAAGCACACGAAGGAAGAAGCAAGGACCTACGAGAAGTACGGACGGGACAGATCTGTACGCCGCAGGTACGGCAGGGCATGGACACGTATCCGTGCACGGTACGCAAGGGAGCATCCCTTCTGCGAACAGTGCTTTGAGCGCGGCGTGATCGTTCCGGTCGAGGAAGTCCACCACATCATTCCGCTGGCAGAAGGTGGGACACATGATCCGGACAATCTCATATCCCTTTGCAAGTCGTGTCACTCCCGTATCCATGCGAAGCGGGGTGACCGATGGGGAAAATCAGGACGGTAGGGGCGGTAGAAATCTCTGTGGGCAAGGCCTCCGGGGAACGGTGCCGGCCCGACGTGCGCGCAAAAGGCGATTTCAAAAGGGTTATTGAAGGAGGCGGTCAGAATTGCCGACAAAATCGAACAACACAGGCGGTCGCGGCGGCAAAAGACCAGGCGCAGGCCGTAAGAAAAAAGCCGTCACAGAGAAGGCGGCAAACGGAAATCCGGGAGGACGGCCTCTGCAGGTACTGGACATACCGGACATGGAAGGCGTGGAGATGCCGAAGCCTCATGATTTCCTGTCAGCAGACCAGCGTGACGGGAATCCGCTGCAGGCGAAGGAAATATATGAGGAAACCTGGAACTGGCTCAAGGAAGTCGGCTGTGCTCATCTTGTCTCATCGCACATGATCGAGCGGTATGCCATGTGCTCGGCCAGATGGATACAGTGCGAGGAGATCACGAACAAGCTGGGCTTCCTCAGTAAGCATCCGACCACGCAGAAACCGATCCCGTCACCGTTCGTGAATATCGGGATCAACTACATGAACCAGGCTAACAGGCTCTGGAACGAGATATTCCAGATCGTTAAAGAGAACTGCAGCACGGATTTTTCCGGACCGAATCCGCAGGATGACCTGATGGAGAGACTGCTGCGTTCGAGAGAGTAACAGAAAGGAACGACTATGTTTGAAAAAGTGAATCCTTCTCATCCGGACAAGGTGGCAGACCGTATCGCAGGGGCGATGGTCGACCTTGCCTATGAGAAACAGGCAGACCCGAAGATCGCGGTCGAGGTGCTTATCGGTCACGGCGTGTGCCATATCATCGCAGAGACTTCAGTGCATATCTCCGCAGAAGAAACGGAGAGCATCGTCAACCGCATCGCAGGAAATCTGCAGACCGATTATGCGGAAGTGCCACAGGACGCACACCTGGCAGACAACCAGTCTGGGAAGATCCGCTGCGGAGACAACGGGATCTTCAAAGGAATGCCGGTGACAGATGAGCAGTGCATCCTGACGGCAGTCGCTGATAATGTGTATCACACTTTTCCATATGACGGAAAGTACATACTTGACGGAGAAAGACTTATCATCTGCCAGAGCAATGCGGACAGATACACACTTGAAGGAATGTATCCGTCAGCGGAAGTGAACCCGATCGGAGACTGGACGGGCGGCCCGGATGTTGATTCCGGAGCGACCAACAGGAAACTGGGAAGCGATATGGCTGACAGTGTGACCGGAGGAGGCCTTCACGGAAAAGACCTGTCGAAAGCGGATGTAAGCGTGAACATCTGGGCTTGGATCCTTGCCCAGAAGACAGGAGAGCCTGTGGAACTGTGCTGTGCCATCGGTGATGAAACTGTCGCAGGGATCCCTTACCTGGAAATTGTGGAAACAGCAAGGGAATACATAAGCAACATCGGCGGCTTTGAGAAATTTGCGGAATGGGGGTTACTCAGATATGAAGACAACAACTGATATGCAGCTCGTTCCGATCGAGAAGCTCGTGCCGTATGCAAACAATGCAAGGACCCACAGTCCGGAGCAGATAAACAAACTCCGCTCATCCCTGCGTGAGTTCGGATTCGTCAATCCGGTCATCATCGACAGGGACTATGGGGTGATCGCCGGACACGGCAGGATCCTTGCCGCCAGGGAAGAACACATCAAAGAAGTCCCTTGTGTGTTTGCGGATCATCTGACAGAGGCTCAGAAGAAAGCATATATCATCGCTGACAACCGTATGGCAATGGATGCCGGATGGGATGAGGAACTCCTGCGTGTTGAGATCGAAGCACTGAAGGAAATGGACTTCGATCCCATGCTCACTGGATTCGATGAAGCGGAACTGGCAGAACTGTTCGGCTCCGATGAGGATGAGGTCAGAGATGATGATTATGATCTGACCGCAGCACTGGAAAAGGCAGCTTTCGTTGAACGGGGTGATGTATGGACGGTCGGCCGTCACAGACTCATGTGCGGCGATGCCACGAGCAAAGACGATGTGGATACGCTGATGGACGGAAAGACAGCGAACATGATACTGACGGATCCCCCATACGGTGTTTCCTTCAAAAGCGAGGCAGGGCTGACGATACAGAACGACAGCATCAAGGGGACAGAGTTCTATCAGTTCCTCCTGGATGCATTCACCAATATGAAAGAACATCTGCAGAAGGGCGGGAGCATTTACTGCTTCCATGCGGATACCGAAGGTCTGACATTCCGTCAGGCCTTTTTAGATGCAGGCTTTCATCTGTCCGGTGTGTGTATCTGGGTGAAGAATTCCCTGGTACCGGGATACTCTGATTACCAGTGGAGACATGAGCCTGTCCTGTACGGATACCTCAAGGGTGCGAACCACAAATGGTACTCCGACCGGAAGCAGACAACGGTTTGGAATTTTGATAAGCCGAAACGGAACAACGACCATCCGACTTCAAAACCGCTCGACCTGCTTTCCTATCCGATAGGGAACTCCACGCAGGCGAACAGCATCGTCATCGATACATTCGGAGGCAGCGGATCCACTCTGATGGCATGTGAGCAGATGAACCGCATATGCCTGTGTATGGAACTTGACGAAAAATACGCCTCGGTCATTCTGCGCAGATACGTGGACGGCGGGGGTGATCCGGCAGAAGTTTTCTGTGAGCGTGACGGCAAAAAGGTCATGTACGCAGATGTCGTGAAAGAGGTGGAGAGAAAAGATGGATAGGAAACTGACTCTCGGCAGCCTCTTTGACGGAAGCGGAGGCTTTCCGCTCGGAGGACTGCTCTGCGGCATCGAGTCTGTATGGGCTTCGGAGGTGGAGCCTTTTCCGATAAGGGTCACGACAAAGCGTCTGCCGTTCATGAAACACTACGGAGATGTGTCTGCTCTTGACGGAGGGCAGCTACCTCCGGTCGATATCATCACATTCGGATCGCCGTGCCAGGATATGTCCGTGGCGGGAAAGAGAGAGGGGCTTGACGGAGAGCGGTCAGGCCTTTTTCATGAGGCGATCCGTATCGTAAAGGAAATGAGGGAAAAGACCAATGGAGAATATCCGAGATATATCGTCTGGGAGAACGTCCCGGGCGCGTTCAGTTCGAACAAAGGGGAAGACTTCTGGTGTGTCCTCAAA